AAGTATAATATTTACCTGCTCTTGGAACTCGTCCACTTTCTTGTAAAACATTTAAAATCTCAAGCATCAAATCATCGGGATCTTCATTACCAATCACACCATCAATAACCGAACGAACCCGATTGTCATTATCATCGGTTGGATTACTTTCTTGTCTTTGCTTGAGTGTCTTTCTAGGCATCTTAAATACCTAATTCGTTTTCGGTAAGAACTTTGAATTCATAACCACGATCAGCACACCATTCTTCTGCTGCTTTCCACTTTGCCTGATTTTTGGCATACTCATACGCCTCATAGAGATATTGTTTAGTCTGTCTTTTTGGTTTTGGTGGAGGTGTAGTCTGTCTCTTTGGTTTAATCTCAATCAAATACTTTTTAATTTGTCCCGTTGATTCCTGAACTTTGATATAAAAGTCTGGAAAATATCGGTGAGGTTTGCTGTCTACTGGAGACCGATACCACACAAACATTTCTTCAGATCCCCATTCCAATATCTTTTCATTTATGTCACAATAAACCATAAACTTGCGTTCCCAGAGAGATCTATAAATGATATTTGTCGGATCTCCCTTATATTTTTGAGGAAACGAAGGTTGGTATTTTCCCTTATATGACATCTAAATACTTTATAATGTAAGGATCGCACAAGGTATTTAGAGTGGCAAATTCTCTTGTTCAGAAAATTACTATGAATAGAATGAGAGAATTGGTTGGGAATTTATCTCAAACAAACTACTATTTTGTAGATATTCCCATCACTTCACCAAACTTATTAACTCATTTTCAAACTAGTTATTCGGATTTAAGTGATATTAATGAATTTGTTAAAAATAAATTAGGATTTCTATGTTCTGAAGCGACATTACCCACAACTTCTTATGCTACGGCAGAAGTTAAGGATAATTTTATGGGAATAACTCAAGAGTTTGCTCATACTCGGCTTTATACCGATATGGACCTAACTTTTTATGTTGATTCTGACTACACTATATTGAGATTTTTTGAAGGTTGGATGGATTATATTTCTGGAGGAAATTTACAAGGCGTAGAACCTGCTGCGGCAACCAGACTTGACACAGATATCTACAGAAGATTCAACTTTCCTGAATTTTATAAGTGTCAAAAAATGACTATAACAAAATTTGAAAGAGATTATGATAGAGAATTGACATATACTTTTGTCAATGCTTTTCCCAAAGGTTTGACTTCAATACCAGTCTCTTATGGTCCCGCAGAATTATTAAAAGTCACCATTACTTTTAACTATGATCGATATGTTGTAAGTAGAGGATTTACTGGATTGATAGAGAAAGAAATACGAGATAAAGCTCTTACGGCGACTGAACCATTTAAAGATCCCAGAATACCTGGTACAGTAATTCTTCCAATAAGACAAGATCCTAATGAAGGATTGGCGTAATAAATAATCACAACTGAATTTCTATAGGTCATTATGCCTTTACCAAAAATCTCTACACCAACATATGAGTTGGATTTACCCTCTACTGGAAAGAAAATTAGATACCGTCCATTTCTAGTCAGAGAAGAAAAGATTCTAATTATGGCATTAGAATCGGAAGATATGAAGCAAATTACAAACGCTATTGTTCAAATTTTATCTGATTGTATTTCTACAAAGACAGTTAAAGTATCTGATCTTTCAACTTTTGATATTGAGTATTTGTTTCTAAATGTTCGTGCCAAGTCTGTTGGAGAAACTGTTGAGGTTAATGTGACTTGTCCTGACGATGAGGAAACTCAAGTCAAGATGGAAATTACGATTGATGACATTAAGGTTCAAAAAAATGAGAATCATAATAATATTATCAAATTGGACGATACTCTCTCAATGAAAATGAAATATCCTTCATTAGAGCAGTTTGTGGAAAATAACTTTGAGACCAATGAAGATGTGAATGATGTTAATAAATCTTTGAGTATGATTATTTCTTGTATTGATATGGTTTATGATCAAGAAGAATCTTGGAGTGCCTCAGATTGTACAAAGAAAGAGTTGGAAGATTTTGTAGAGCAAATGAATACAAAACAGTTTAAAGAAATTGAAAACTTTTTTGTAACAATGCCTAAACTTTCTCATACTATTAAGGTCAAGAATCCAAATACAAAAGTAGAATCTGAAGTTGTTCTGGAGGGTCTAGCAAGTTTTTTCAGTTGAGTATGGCTCATACTAGTCTTGAGTCATACTATCAGATTAATTTTGCTTTGATGCAGCACCATAAATACTCATTAACAGAGATTGAAAATATGATTCCTTGGGAAAGAGAAGTATATCTGACCCTGCTTGAACAACATATTGAAGAAGAAAACCTAAAGGCACAGCAGCAGAGTGGACATTAATCAGATCTACAAAGCACCATCAATACCAAAGTTAAGTACGAGGAACATTTCGTCTTCTGTTCTTCGTAATGCTGCTGTGGCAACCTCTGGTCCAAAATTAAAAAGAACGACCTTTAGTTTTGTAAGACCAAGAATTAGTCCAGAAACTTTAAAGACTGATATTTCAAACGCTCAAATATCACAATCGTTAGTAGAAACAAATAAAATTCTTGTAGAAATACAAAAACAACTTGCTTATGATTTTGCGATGCGAATCGCAGAAGAAAAGGAGGCAATTAAAAAAATAAAAACGGCAGAATCTAAAAGAAAATTTGCCGAAAAAGAAAAATCTGTAGAAGAAACTAAAAAAATAGGTGGTGCTTTAGGTGGAGTAATTGGTAAAATTACAGCACCAATTCAAAATGTTTTTGAGAAAATTAAAGAGTTTTTTAGTTTAATTCTTACTGGCATTGTTTTGAATTCTGCGTTTAAATGGTTGCAGGATGAAAATAATCGTAAATTATTGGACGGTGTTTTTTATTGGATAGGAAAAGCATTTGTTCCTGCTGTAATTGCTATAATTGGTTATAAAGTTTTTAAATGGGTAAGAAGACTTTTTGGTATCAAAGGAGCTCCTACAACACCATTACCAAAAGCACCATTACCATTAAAAAAATCACCATTAACTAAAGGTTCCGGAACACCACCAGTGCTTCGTCCTGGTTTATCTGGAAGTCCTTTATCCGGATCTACATTAGCAAGGGCTCCAGGTATTCCTGCCCCCGCAAGAGCAGCAACTCAAGCAGCACCAAAAGTCGCAGCAGCTGGTGGAAAGTTTGGAAGTAAAGCACTTAAGGCGATTCCATTTTTAGGATCTGCCATCTCAATTATTGAGGGTATTTCTAGACTACAACAGGGTGATATAATGGGAGCTATGCTCTCTTTTGGAACAGCAATTCCTGGAATTGGATGGGGATTTTTGGCTACTGATATTGTAAGGGCAATAATGGGTGATAAACAATTTGATACCGCTTTAGGTGATGCTTTCAGTGGGCAAGTTGGATTGAGTGATGAAGAAAAGAAAAAGAGAACGGAAGGGTCTGCGTTTAAAAATGCAATTTTAACTCCATCAGTCCCGATGGGAATGGGTTTTTCTCAAGGTGGTTCTATTCCTGGAAAAGGATCTGGTCTTGTTGATAGTGTAAAAGCAATGCTTGCTCCTGGTGAAGAAGTTATTCGCACAACTTCTGCGATGTTGTTTAGACCTCTTCTTAAGGATATTAACGATAACGCTGGAAGATTATGGATAACATTTACACAGGCAATCCGAAAATTGCTTGGGGTTTCTGAATATCAAAAAGAAGTTTCACAAGAATTCTCTAAAGTCATAGAGGATTTCAATAAGTATCTTAAAGATGACATTTTAAAGAAAAAAACTAAACCAGGTGGCGGTGGATTCCGAGTTTCAACCACAAAATCAAATACTCAATCAACAATTTCATCCGCACCAAAGATTGCGAATATTAATATGAATATATCTGCTGGTTCTGGTGGAATGACTTTCTTACCAATGGTTCTTCCAAAGCAATCATCGGCTCCGCCACAAATACCACAAATGCAGGGAAAAGCAACAGAAGTTCCTAATATATCACCCATCAATTTTGCCAATTATTGGATGGACGTGACG